AACAATGTTCAAAGTGGTAGTGGGGTTAATTGGCTTTTCCGCCGCGCCCCCGGCTTCTTTGATGTGGTGTGCTATTCATCCACAAATACAAATAACAGACAAGTTGCCCATAATCTTCAAGTCACCCCGGAACTTGTAATTGTAAAAGCCAGAAGTGGTTCACAACCTTGGCTTGTAAACTATCTTTCACAGGCAAAGTTTCTTTATTTAGACGGCCAAAACGCAGAACAAACCGAAACAGGTATAAATTTTGGTACGGGTTTGGCTTATGTTGTGCCAACCTCAAGCAATTTTACTGTTGGTGCGAATCTGAACTCCACATGGAATTACGTAGCCTACCTCTTCGCCACCGTCGCCGGGGTCAGCAAGGTCGGCAGCTACACCGGCAACGGCAGCAGCCAGACAATCAACTGCGGGTTCACTGGTGGCGCGAGGTTTGTCCTTATCAAGGCTACAAGTACAACCGGGGATTGGCTTGTGGCAGATAGTGCAAGAGGCATTGTTGCTGGGAACGATCCTTACCTTGAACTAAATACTACCAACGCAGAAGTTACTGGTGAAGATTGGTTGGATACCGACAGCACCGGGTTTGTCGTTAATGAGGTGTCAGGCTCAAATGCAAACACAAACGGTGTAAGTTATATTTTCCTTGCGGTGGCGTAGAGATGAAAAGCGGCATCTACCAGATCAAAAACCTGTCTACTGGTGTTGTCTATTACGGACGCACCATAGACTGGGCTGCACGTAGGCGCAGGCACTTGTCTGACCTTCGATCTGGAAGACATAAAAATCCCCGGCTTCAGCATTCGTGGAGCGCACGTACAGAGGATGAGTTTGACTTTTCTCTTGTGTGGCCCTCGGAACCAGAAATGCTGGAGGAGTTGGAGTCGTTTGTTTTGGACTTTACGTTTGACACTGGACGGGTTTACAACGCTCACAAAAATTCTGTTGGCGGCTTTCTTGGTCAGAAACACAGCGAAGAAACTAAACGCAAGTGGTCTGAGTTGCGGCGCGGGACAAAAATGTCGGACATTGCCAAGCAGCGTCAAGCAAAGACCAGAGAAGATAGTGAATCATGGGCCGAGCATCAAGCATGGATGCAAACACCAGAAGCCACTGAGATGCGCTGCAAGTTGGCTGCATCACCAGAAGTTAGAGCTAAAGCGGTGGCAACCCGCAAAGCCAATGGGCATGAGCCAAAATGGGAAGAAGCCCGACAAGCTCAAATTGAAAAAGCTAGACAAAATTTGTTTGCCGCCCTTGATTGGGCGGTTACAAACAATGCGACACGCGATCAGGCTTTGGTGAAATTTGGTAGCTCTTGGGGTTCTTTGAAGAAGTTTCAGTCGGAATGGGAAGCCATCAACGGCCCTTTAATGTTGGCAAAACGCGCAACAGGCGAGCGTAACGGTAAAGTTATATGGGCAAAGTCCCGCAAGGAGTAATCAAGTGCGAATCAGAATCAGAGACACGGGCGCAGTGATGCTGGAAGGCGAGTTTCGCGCTTACCAGAAGGCCAACGGTGGCCCATCGTGGGACCGCACCACGGACGAGATACTGCAGGCGCTGGGCGCTGACCCGGTGTTTGAAGGCCCGCAGGTTAGCCAGTTGGAGTTTTGGCAGCATTCCATGTTGCAGGGCGTAGAACAAGTAGAAGGCAAGTGGTATACAAAATATGTGCCCGGTCCTGTATTTGAAACACTACAGGAACAAAATGAGTATGTTGCGCAAAAAACATTGGAGCGGATACCCCGCGTGGTGACCGCCCGCCAGGCCCGCCTGGCCCTGCTGCAGGCCGGCAAGCTGGCAGCGGTGGCTGCGGCCATTGCTGCCCTTCCCAGCCCCGCCAAAGAGGCCGCGCAGATCGAGTGGGAGTACGCCACCGAGATTCGGCGCGACTGGCCCCTGGTGCAGACCCTGGCGCCCGTGTTGGGCATGTCCGCTGCCGATCTTGACGCGCTGTTCATTGCCGCAGCCGCCCTGTAAAAACATGAAAGCCCGCATGATTGCCGCCGCCCTCAGCCTCAGCGCTGCCGGCCTAGTTGCCCTGGTCATGGACGAAGGCTACACGGAAAAAGCCGTGCGCCCGCTGCCCACTGACGTGCCCACGGTCGGTTTTGGCTCCACACGCCGCCCTGACGGCAGCCCCGTGCAAATGGGCGACACCACCCGCCCACCCCAAGCCCTGGCCCTGGCTCTGCGCGAAGTGCGGCAGTTTGAGAGCGCCTTGCAGCGCTGCGTCACCGCCCCGCTCACCCAGGGTGAGTATGACTCCTTGGTCAGCCTGGCCTACAACGTGGGGGCGGATGCCGTGTGCCGTAGCACAATGGTGCGCCTGCACAACGCCGGCCAGCACGCCCAAGCCTGCGCCGAGTTCGACCGCTGGACGTTCTTCCAGGGCCGCGACTGCCGCGACCCCGCGCACCGGTGCGGCGGCCTGGTCAAGCGCCGCGAGAGCGAACGCGCCAAGTGCGAGGGCCGCTCGTGAGCTTTGGACCCCTCATCAGCATCATCAGCCGCCCCATGCTGGCGGGCATCCTGGTGGCGCTGGCCCTGGCCGGCGTGCAAACCTGGCGTCTGCAGCGTGCCCAGCTTACCGCCGCCGAGCTACGCACAGAACTCCAGGCCCAGCGCCGCCAGGCCGCCGAAGACCGCGCCCAGGCCGTGGCCGCCAGCGCCAGCGCAGCCGCCGCGTACCGCAACATCGAGCAAGCATGGATCCACAAGCACCAGGAGATTGCCCGTGAAGCCCAAGACCAAACCCGCCGTACTGCCGCTGCTGCTGCTGATGCTCGCCTTGCTGGTGACAGCTTGCGCCAGCGCGCCGAGCAACTTGCCGCCACCTGTTCCGCCGCCGCCCCAAATCCCGCCGTTGCCTCCAGCGGCCCAACAACCACCAACCCCGCCGCTGTGCTTGCCGACGTGCTCAGACGGGTGGAAGAGACTGGTAGAGAGCTTGCTAAAATAGCGGATGACCGGGGCACCGCTGGCGTAGCCTGCGAACGCGCTTTCCTTGGATTGTTAAAAAGCCACGAGGCAGAAGCAAAATTGCCGAGGTAGCAACGTGACGCTGAAACGCATACAGATCAACTCCGGCGTAAACAGGGAAAACACTCGCTACTTCAACGAGAACCGTTGGTATTCCTGCGACAAGATCCGCTTTCGCCAGGGCACGCCTGAAAAAATTGGTGGCTGGCAGCGGGTATCGTCCACCAGTTATCTTGGCACATGCCGCTCTCTGTGGCAGTGGGCAACCAATGGCGGTGTACCCTACATTGGCGTAGGCACACACCAGAAGTATTACGTCTACTACGGTGGAACGTATTACGACATCACGCCTGTGGTTAGCACAACTGCTGCCGGGGCGATCACATTTTCTGCGGTAACGGTGTCTCCGTTCAGCACAACCATCACTGTCAACCACACAGGACATGGCGCTACGGTAGGAACATCTGTCACGTATTCTGGAGTTAGTGCTTCCGGGCTGGGCGGTGCTATTACTCAGGCCGTTTTGCAGTCTGAGTTTCAGATCACGTCCGTGATTGATGTTAATTCTTACACCATCACTTCTCCAGTTTCGTCCAATGCTTCTGACACTGGGAATGGTGGGGCATCTGTAGTAGGGGCGTATCAGGTCAACGCTGGCAATGATATTGAAACGCCTGTTGCGGCGGCGTGGGGAACTGGCGGGTGGGGGCTTGGAGCATGGGGTGTAGGCTCTGGCGGGATAACCCCAATCAGAATCTGGAACCATCAAAACTTTGGTGAAGATTTGATCTATGGCCCCAAGGGTGGGCCAATGTACTATTGGGATACATCTGCTGGGTTTACTACTAGAGGCGTGGCGCTGTCTTCCATGCCCGGCGCAACAGATGTTCCAACTGCACAAAATTTGTTCATCGTGTCTGATGCGTCAAGATTCGTTCTTGCGTTCGGTTGCAATGACTATGGGTCAACAGAACTAGACCCGATGCTGATTCGGTGGACCGCACAGGAAAGCGCGGTGAACTGGACGCCATCTGCCACGAACCAGGCCGGCAGTCTTAGGTTGTCTCACGGGTCAAAGATCGAGGCAATCCAGCAGGTGCGCCAGGAAATCTTGGTCTTCACAGACACAACGCTGTACGGCTTGCAATACTTAGGCGCTGGCAATGGGGTCTGGGGATCTCAGCTTCTGACAGATAACATCTCCATCATCAGTGATCGATCAGTAGTCACCGCATCTGGCGTTACCTACTGGATGGGTGAAGACAAGTTCTATGTCTTTGATGGTCGAACCAACTCTTTGGAATGCGACCTTAGAGAATATGTCTTCCGTGATATCAACATCAATCAATACCAGCAAGTTTTCAGCGGAACGAATGAGCAGTTCAATGAAGTTTGGTGGTTCTATCCGTCGCTTAACAGTACGGTAGTTGACAGGTATGTAATCTACAACTACTTGGAAAAGGCGTGGTACTACGGCACTCTTGGCAGAACCGCTTGGATTGACGTTGGCTTGTTCTCAAACTATCCCATCGCGGCCACGTATGTAAACAATCTGGTGCAGCATGAAGTTGGCTGTGATGACAACTCAACTGCCGTTACGCAGCCAATTAACTCTTACATCACATCGTCAGAATTTGACTTGGATGATGGAGACAGATTTGGTTTTGTCTGGCGAGTCTTGCCGGACTTGACGTTCAGAGGGTCAACGGTTGAGAACCCGTCAATTTTAATGACGTTACTTGCGCTGCAGAACTCGGGCTCAGGCTATGACCCCGCTACTTTTGGAGGATCAGACAGCGGGACAGTGACAAGAACTGCCACGGTGCCGATTGAAAAGTTCACGGGCCAAGTCAACGTGCGCGTAAGAGGGCGGCAGATGTCCATAAAATTGGAGTCTAGCGCCATAGGTGTGCAGTGGCAGATGGGTGCTTTCAGAATCGATATTCGCCCTGACGGCAGGAAATGACATGAGCATCATTTCCTACATCCAAAAGATATTCAAGGCACCGGCTCTGCCAAAGCCTACACTTCAGTATGACGTCACATACTTTGACAACCTAGTCAACATACTTAGGTTGTACTTCAACCAATTAGATAGCCTGCTGGAGCAAATAGTGGCAACGTCAGGAAGTGCAGTCCCAGTCTCTATCGGCGGGACCAATGTCGATGCGTTCGGGCGGCTAAGAACCAGCGCCCCTTACACGCTGTTTGACTCTCAGAACCGCTACGCTATTGACAATCAGTTTGACACCAGCACCGCCACTGGGGGCTCAACAACGTACTTGCCCAACGAATCATCTGTGCAGATGGATGTCACCACCTCTAGTGGGTCTGAAGTTGTAAGGCAGACTTACAGGTGCATGCCGTATCAGCCTGGTAAAGGTTTGTTGTGCTTGGCTACGTTCGTCATGAACACCGCTAAGACAGGGCTCCGTCAACGGGTGGGGTACTTTGGAACCCAGAACGGCGTGTTTATCCAGCAAGCAGACAGCACTGTGTCCTTTGTCCTTCGGTCTTACATCTCAGGATCTGTCAGCGATGCGCGGGCGATTAACCAAGCAGACTGGAACGGTGACAAACTTGATGGCACTGGCGTATCAGGGTATACCCTTGACCTGACCAAAGCACAAATTTTGTGGATGGACTTTGAATGGCTTGGGGTAGGTTCGGTTCGTTGTGGGTTCATCATTGACGGGCAGTACTTCGTCTGCCACACGTTTGAGAATGCAAACGACATCACTTCTGTTTACATGACCACGGCAATTTTGCCGGTCAGGTATGAGATCACCAACACCGCAGCGACGGCAAGCGCTTCGTCCCTAAAGCAAATTTGCTCCTCGGTGGTTTCAGAAGGCGGGTACGAGCAGACCTCCATCGAGCACGTTGCCCGCAGGACAACGACCAGAACTTCGATCAGCACGACCTTTCTCCCTCTGGTGTCCATCCGGCTGGCTTCCACCGCGCTGAACGCAGTGGTGCTGCCCGTAAAATTTAACGTGATGCCAACCTCGACGGGGGATGACTTTGAGGTTATCCTGGCAAAGAACAGCACAGGGCTGACTGGGGCCTCTTGGGCTGCGGTTGCAAGTGATGCCAACGTGGAGATGGACACTTCTGCCACGGCCATGACGGTAGGCACCATCGTAGACCTGCAGTATGTGAAAGCCTCTAACCAGTCCAGCGGGACGATCAACCAGCCTGCGGCGTACAACTGGGATCTTCAGTTGGGTTCCTCCTTGACGGGGACGAGTGATATCTATACGCTGGGCATCCGGGTGCTGTCGGGCTCCTCCGGTGCTGCCATCGGGTCTTTGACCTTCTACGATTTGACGCAGTGATATGGCCTACGATCCCAAATCCTACTTGGACAAAGCCCTAAAGACAGGGTTTGCGCCGCAATACAGCCAGCCCGCTTCATTGGAGACAGGGGAAGCGCCGCAGTATCAGGGCGACTTGGCTACGTTTGGGGATGTGCTTGTCCGGCCTACATCTGAATTGGTTGGGCAGACTGAACAGGATATCGGTACATCACGCCAGACAGGGTATGCCGTTGACGTACCCATTACGACAGGTAAGTACAAAGGATGGAATCGTACCGACAGTTATGATTTGAATGGTAACTTCCTTGGCACAAGCTACAACCCTCCAGACAATGACAAGTGGGGGCTAAAAGGGCTTGCACAGTTTGGGCTGACTGCTGCTAGTTTTGGCGGCTTGGGGTCGCTTGGAAAACTGATTACTCAAGGTGTTAGAGGGATCAATGCCATCAAGTCTGGTGATCCTCTAAAAATCCTGAGCGCTGCCAGCGGTGTAACGGGCACAAATTTTTTGCCATCTGAGGTATCGGATGTACTGAAGTACGCTGGTCAAGCAGGCCAAGTAAACAATGCTTTGAAAGGTGATCCAAACGCAATTTTTGGTCTGATTACAGGCGCGGCCAGCGGGAAGATTCCTGTTGGTAAGCTGGTAGATACAACCGGCTCAGACATTATTGAAGGCTTTAATGACCCGGGCGGTGAAGGATACATTGACCCCAGCGCAGGGGATCTTCCATCATGGGCGCTTGACCCTTACGGAACAACGTCAGACGCCTATTATGATTCTGATCCAACTCAAGAAAAGTACGCTGAAGAAGATAGATTGTTGGGTAAATATCCAGCGCCGGCTTCAATTATAGATCCCAAGACTTCCATGTCTCCGCAGGAAATGTCGCGTTTTCTTGAGGCAAACATTGATGACCCAGTAATCATTGATAGCGTGATGCAGGAGTACTTCCCGGATCTATATATGCAGTCTATTAACGTGACGGGAACTATTCCAAATCAAGGGGACATTACCGCTCCGCGTAGCATCCGAGACATTGGCACGGTGACGACTATTAGTCCAGATGAAAAGCTAGAAGGAACGACTATTCAAGAACCAGATTTGTCCGTTGGATTGCCAGTAGCCGCTGCACCAGCACCCGCGCCTAGATCGCCCGCACCCGCACCTAGAGCGCCCGCGCCTGCGCCTAGATCGCCGGCCCCTTCGAGTGCAGGGTCGGGACTGGACTTGTCAGCACTTTTTGCATTGATGGGCGCGATGGCGAATCAACAGCAGCCTACTAGGACGGCAACAGGAACGAGCTTGGCACGCGGCACACCAGAATCGCCGTTTGGATTAATGTACGATTTGAGAGGTTGATATGGTGACTTACAATCCCGTTACAGGGGAATATGATATTGATCCTAATTCATTCGCCATGAGTGGCGGGGAAAATTCTGATGACTGGGAAAACTACAACTACGGT